CACGCGCATGTGAGGCCGGACCAAACACCAACGAGACTCCACTATGACCGACAGCCATGAGGGCAGGACAGTGCATGAGCGAGTCGGCGCCCTGGAGCAAGAGGCGGCCGTCACTCGGCATCGCCTGGACAGATTCGACCGCGACCACGCGCAGTCACCCAACCGCCTCACCAAGCTCGAGCAGCAGTTCGAGCACATGACCCGCCAGCTCACCGCAATCGGAGAGAGCCAGGACGAGGTAGCCGGGAAGGTGGACACACTGAGCAACAAGCTCACCTATGGGATTGGCGCCGGCGTGGTGATGGTTGCTGTGTTCGACAAGCTGTGGCCGTTCCTGGCTAAGGGGTTTGGCTCATGAACATGATCCCCGAATGGCGCAAGTGCTGGCGTCTGACCAGTGTGCAGCTCGCCATCCTGACTGCCGTGCTCAACGCAGCAGCCGGTGCATGGGTAGCGTTCGAAGGCCACATTAGCCCGATCGCATGGGCAAGCGTGAACATGGTCCTCGGCGTGGCAATGGCTATCGCCCGTGTGGTGTCGCAGCCGAAGGTGACTGGAGAGCAGAAGTGAAGCAGCAGCCTCCATGGGTACACACGCCAGAAGCCGGCCGCGGCGTCCGCAAGGTGCTCATTGATGGGCAAGAGATCAAGATGGCCGTTTTCGTCGACGAGCGGCGCGGCATCGTTGATCGCTATCGCCAGCCGTTCACTATCGATAAACGCAGCCAGTCCTTGATCACTGAGCGCCTACACGGTCGCGTGGAGGTTGTATGGCAAACGTCCAGCTAGTGGCCGTCGTCAAGATTCGCTGGTGGCTGCGCCTGTATATCGCCGGAGTGGTTGCAGCCTATCGCATCACTGGACTTGACCCAGATTGGCAAAAGGTCAGTCAGTGGATTCGGCGCGGCACAGTGATTCGCTTCAAGGCGGCACAGTGAAACGCCTCCACGCCACCCTGATCCTGATATTCCTCGCAGCCTGTGTCGCTGTGCTGATCGGGAGGGCGTGGAGATACGCAGGCGGCCGAAAAAGGACTGCAGTATGAAAATCGAAACCCGCGCACTGGCCGCGCTAATTCCCTACATCAACAACGCCCGCACGCACTCTGACGCGCAGGTCGCGCAGATTGCCGCAAGCATCCGCGAGTTTGGCTGGACTAACCCGGTGCTGGTTGATGGAGAGAACGGCGTCATTGCTGGGCACGGTCGCCTGATGGCGGCTCGCAAGCTAGGCATGGAGAGCGTGCCAGTCATTGAGCTGGCTCATATGACTCCGGCGCAGAAGCGAGCCTACATCCTTGCGGACAACAAGCTGACGCTAAATGGCGGCTGGGATGATGGCTTGCTGCTGGTTGAGCTTGGCGAGCTTGGTGATGCAGGGTTCGACTTGGAGTTGACGGGTTTCACGCTGGATGAAATTAACGACTTGATGGCTGGCGACGAGCCACCTGGCGATGTGGTTAGTGACGCCCAGCCGGAAGACGATGCGCCAAGCCTGGTCGAAGTTGGAGATGTATGGATTCTGGGTCGGCACCGGTTGATGTGCGGCGACAGCTCGAGCGTGACAGATATCGATGCGCTGTTGGGCGGCCGCGAACCTGATCTGCTGATCTACGATCCGCCGTATGAGGTAGAGGCTGCGTGGACATGGCAATACCCTGCCGCGAAGGCGCTGGTGTTTTCCGACTACAAGCACATGCCTGAGGCGATGCGCGTTGCAAGTGCCTGGCCGCATGTTTATCAGTTCATTTGGGATAACTGCACGAGCTGGTACACGCCGAATCGCCCGCTGGCTCGGCACAAAACCGCGTTGTTCTGCTCTGAAGCGCCTGGCTGGGACTTCGATGCGGCGGTCTATCAGGATGGCAAAGAACGGCAGGCCAAAACGGTCAGCAATACCCGCGGCGATTCAGACTACGTTCCGCTAGCAGACGGGTTCGTCCACTTGCAGACTGTGTATCAGGAGCCGAACACAAAACAGGACAGCAGTCACGCTCACGCCAAACCGGTCAAGTGGCTAAATGCGCTTATGCGCGGTGCGGGCGGGAGTGTTGCGCTGGACTTGTTTGGCGGGTCCGGGGCAACAATTATTGCGGCCCCGGAGAGCATGGCTGTCTACTGCATGGAGATTGATACGCGCTCCTGCGACCGGATCATCAGCCGATGGCAGCAATCAACTGGCGGCGTGGCTGTGAAGGCCACTCCTTCCAGCTGATGCCATCGAGTAGAGAGCCGCCCTTTCCGTCCGGATCGCATTGCTCAACCCATCTGTCTGGCGCAATGCCATCTGGCGCTGTTAGTGCCAGCGGGTTATTCCGCCAGTGGCCCCACTGCTTGAAGAAATGCGCAACACCCTGGGCAATGCACTGGTCGCGGATGTTGCGGGCCCATTGAGCGTCGCAGGGGCGGCATTTCGGCCCTGACTCGCCGCCGGATATTGCCCAATGGATACCGGCTAGGTCCACAGCTCCTACGTCGCCGATCAGGGGCTCGAACGAGATGAATCGAACCGCTGCCGGAATCAGGCGCAGCGTGTCGATCCTATGTGCTACTCGAGAGTCCTCAACGGTAGTTCCTAACCATAGGTTGTCCGGCAAAACCTCGCCTGTTCTGGCAAGAAAAGGCCCGATGTTCTCGGGCCTCTTGGTTAGAACCTGATATGTGTGCTGCGGCGTTATCCGCATGACTCGTAGCGCCTCGATTCTCCACTGATCGTCCGCGTTCTCGTGAAAGAAATCGCTCATGGAGTTGACGAATATCAGGGCGCTGCCTCTGATTCCCAGCGGTTTGCGCATGGTCTTGTCAGAAGAGCGATTGACGGTGCCCGACCAGACGTTGTTGCCGTTGACCTTGCAGGTAGTGCCCGCATAGGCAGGGACAGTGCCAAACGCCTCGATGCGGTGAGCCAGGCGCATGGCATAGCAGTTCTTGCAGCCGGCCGATTCGATGGAGCAGCCCACAAACGGGTTCCAGGTGTGCTCGGTCCATTCGATGCCAGTGGTGCGGCGTGATACGATTTCGACAGCCATGATCTACCCCTACAGTAGTGATTGGTTAGAGGCCCGACGACTGTTCCCGCAGCGTCGGGCCTTGTCGTTTATAGGAATCTTTTTCATCTTGGAAAGCAAACCTTTTCTGCGGGGTGGTCTGCCAGGAGATTCAAGTGGCCAGGAAAATCGAAATTGACCTGGCTAGGGTCGAGTCGCTTGCGGCGCAAGGGCTGACCGAGGGGCAGATAGCTGACGCGCTCGGTATAAGTCCGCGCACGCTGACCAATCGGAAAAGTGACAGTGCCGATTTTGCCGAGGCCATTAAAAGAGGCAAGGCAAAGGGTATTGCCGTCGTCACATCAAAGCTCATGGAGCAGGTGAAGGGCGGCAACGTTACGGCGATGATCTTTTTCCTCAAGACTCGCGCCGGCTGGAGTGAGCGCCAGGACGCCGACCTTGATCGTGAGGCGAAGAAGCTGGAAGTCGAGAAGTTGCGCCGCGAGTTGGAAGACCCGAATCAAGGCGTGCCTGAGCCGAAGCAAGTCATTATCGGGGTGGAAGATGCAAGCGACCCTGAAGCTGAATAAGCCGCAGTTCGAGTTCATCAGTCACCCGAAGAAGTTCTCAGCTTTCGTCGGCGGCTATCGAAGCGGCAAGACGTTTGTTGGCTGCGTGCGGCTGTGTATCAACGCACTGGAGCACCCGGGCATCCCGCAGGGCTACTTCGCACCGACCTATCCGCAGATTGCGGACATCTTCTACGACACGATACCGGGTGTTGCTGAGGCTTTCGGGCTGTTCGCTGAAATCGTGCCGAGCAACAAGCGGGTGCATCTGCGCGACTCGAAAGGCCGCTGCCTGTCGACGATCGTCTGCAAGAGCATGGAGCACCCCGGCCGCATCGTTGGTTTCAACATCGCGCACGCGCTGGTCGACGAGATCGACTGCATGCCGATCAAGAAGGCTGACAGCGCCTGGAAGAAGATCATCGCCCGTATGTCGACCGTCTGGCCGACCCGCGGAGAGAACACCATCGACGTGACGACCACGCCGGAGGGATTCAACTGGGTATATCGCAAGTTCGTCAAGGAACTGGCTGCTAACCCAAGCCAGCGCCCGCTGTATGGCATCGTCCACGCCAGCACGCGGCAGAACGCCAAGAACCTGCCGAAGGACTACATCCCTTCACTACGCGAGTCGTACCCGGCCAATCTGGTCGACGCCTACATTGACGGCCAGTTCGTCAACCTGGTGAGCGGATCGGTCTATCCGAA